CGGGTGAGGGCTTCCAGGAGTCGAGAGGCCTGTCTTGACGCCTCGATCGCTCTGTTCCGGGCTTACGGGGTCACGTTGACACTGCCGCTCATCGGCTGGGACATCGACCCGGAGGAGATCGCCTTCAGAGCGGGGCCACGCGACTACGGATGCGAGGATTTCTCGGCCGGATGGAGGCAAGTGAAGTTGCTCCGGCTCAGCTCGCGCGAAGGCCCATGGACGTGAACGCGCCTCAATGGCTGGACGGATTGCGCCGTTGTTTGTCGGTTGAGGGAAAGGCCTTCGTCGAAGGCAGGAGGAGAAATGTTTATCGTGGAAAAGCAGTACACGGAGATCATGCGAGTCGATCTCGAGCCGGCAGAGTGGCTTGAGTATGGGAAGCGACTCGCACTGCTCTGCCAAGGTATAGAGGCCAAGGAAGCAGAGGAGCGAGAACGAAGAAACGCGGTTGCGGAGGGCAAGAAAGCCGATGAGAAGGAGCGGAGTGCCCTTGCCAAAACGGTCCAGCGTGGATGGGAAGAGCGGAAGGTAACGACCGAGGAGCGCCGGGATCAATCCACGGGGATAGTCTCCGTCGTCCGTCTCGACACCGGAGAGATCATTCGTGAGATCGGCCCATCGCCGGACCATCTGCTGAGCGGGGTGATCGAGTCCACACCGTACACGGCGACCTTATAGCGTTCTGCGTTGCTTGACGCCCGAATCGGGAAGCCGTATGATTCCTTCTGGGGATCAAGGCATGGCCCATGGCGACCGACATCGACCGGATCAGGCGAGCGATCAACGAGAACCTTGCCTGGGCGAAGAGCCGAAGACCCAGGGGACGTCCGAGAGGCCCGAGGAGGTCGGACCCGCCCCAGGCAGAAGCCCAGTCCTCGGCGCTCTCCCGCTCCAAGGATTCAAGGCGGTCAGCGTCATCAACGCGACATTGGACCGGGCCCTCCGGGAACTTGCCGCCGGAAGGCCCATCTCCAGGGAAGAACTCCAGGCGGCGATCTACGCCCACCAACACGAATCTCGGGCTGGAGAATCGGCTCCGGGACGGGAGCTCGAGGACGTCCGACTCGCCTTCCGGATCGCAGCGCGAGTCTTCCAGCTCCAGCGAGGCGGAGGCGAGCGAGACGGCGGCCGAACGGGTCGTCGTGGCACTATCGAGCTTCCCAGCCTTCCTGAACCACGTGAAGACCTACGATCGGGAGGGCCGAGTCCAGCCCATGCCGGTCAACTGGGACTTCGTCCAGCGAGTAGCCGCCGCCATCGAGAGGCACCGCCTCGTGGCGATCCTCAAGTCCAGGCAGATGTTAGTCAGTTGGATCTCGGCAGCCTACTCCGTGTATTCGAGCCTGAAGTGGCCGAGGACGGTGACGCTCATCGCGAGTAAGGGGCAACTCGAAGCGAACGAAAACAAGGACAAGGCCGCTTTCGTCTACTGGAACCTTCCCGAGTGGCTGCGCCTCCCCGTGCTGAAAGACATCACCGGGCTGATGCTCTGGGAGAACAAAAGCCGAGTGCTCAGCGTCCCAGCGTCCGCCGGGGTCGGCCGGTCCTTCACGACCGGGACGGTCATCATGGACGAGGCCGCGCACGCCTTCTATGGCGCCGATATGTGGCGGGGCCTCGCCCCGACTCTCGACAGCGAGGGGAAGGCCATCGTGGTCTCGACGCCGAACGGACACGATCGGCTCTTTTACCCGATCTGGCACCGCGACCCGCCGATGTTCCATCGGCTCACCGTGCACTGGCGGGAGCACCCGTTCCGGGACGATGCCTGGGCCGATCAGGTGAGGGCCCAGATCGTCGAGACGGGGGAGGACTGGGAGCAGGAATACGAGCTGAACTTCCACGCGCACGTCGGGACGGTCTTCCCGGAGTTCAATCGCATTCCGGAACGTCCGAACATCGTTTCGCCCTTCGAGGTGCCGGCGTGGTGGACGAGGGTCGTTGGAGTGGACCACGGGCTCCGCGGGTTTGGCGCGGCGTGGCTTGCGCACGAACCCGGCAAGCGCCGAATCTTCTACCAGGACTACCTCGGCAACGACCGCTCGCTGCCGGAGAACCTGGAGGCCATCAAGGCGTTGAGCCGAGGTCAAGATATCGCGGCATGGCCGACCGATCCCTCGGTGACCGGCAGGGATTGGTGGCGCCAGAGCCGATACATCGACGAATTCCAGCGATTGCACGGGTTGGAGGTGGAGAAGGCAGACAACAACGTGAGTATCGGGCTCAATCGGATGCGGGCGGCGATGACGGTCTGCGAGGACGGGATCCCGCTGCTCAGAGTGATGAACACGTGCCCCGCGTTGATTCAGGCGCTCCGAGAGTTAAGCTGGGAGCAGGTCCAGAGGCGAAGGAAGCCGCACGTGGCCGACGCTGCACGGTACGCCTGGATGGCGGAATCCGTTCCAGGCTCGGTCCGTCCGGACGATTCCTTTCTGCCGGACCTGCTCCCGCTCCCCCCGGAAATCGACGCCGGGCTTGACCCCATGAGTCGGTCGGTGTACGTTGACCGCTGGATGGCCAAGCAGCGGGCCGAGGAGAGCGGGGGGCTCTGGTGAGTTCGGAGGCGGCAGGCTTTCTGCTGGCAGCGCTCGTCTCTGGCGCCATCGCCATCTGGCTGGGCAGGAACGTTGTCAGGACGGCTGCCGAGCTTGTCAAGGAGCGCGCCCTACGCCGGGCAGCCGAGGAGGCGCAGGCGAGAAATCTCGCCGAGACGGCTGCCGAGCTTGTCAAGGAGCGCGCCCTACGCCGGGCAGCCGAGGAGGCGCAGGCGAGGCTATTGGAGGAGAGCCTCAAGCGTCTTTCGGCCGTCGGGCAACTGGCGCTGGCGAGCAGCGAACGGGCGCTGCAAACCCTTGCCGAGACTACCTTGCGGCAGTTGGAGCGCCTGACAAACCAGACCCCTACGATGCCCGAGCCTCTCGGAGACGAATTGTCCGAGGCGGAGCGAGAGGCGCAGCGGCTGGGCGCGACGCCTTGGGACGACTTGGCGGAGATTCGCCAGCAGAACATCACCGACGACGAGCTGAGGCTCGCGCGGGCAAAGATGGAGGCAACCCTCGCTGGGGGCGACGATGGGAAAGAACGGAGGGCATCGGAGTGATCTTGAGCCATCCGTCTCGACGATTCTCCTGCAACTGGATCACATCAGCGGACAGTTCGGCATGAAACTTGGCGGGCCAGCCAACGACAAGGCGACGGAGTTCTACGGGCTCATGGGTCTCGGAATCGAGCAGTTCATGCTCCGGCGGATACAGGCGCAGATAAATCGTCCGCTTATCGAGGTGCCGCGGATCGCGTCGTGACCGTTCCGCGCCACGAGCGCGGACACGCCCTGGAGGCGGTGATGCACGCCGGCATTGGCTGAGCACGAAGCGCACGGCAAGGGTTCCGACTATGCGGACCCGGATGAAGTCAGGCGTCGCGTCCGGGGGATCCTAGAGACCCGGCAGGCCGAACGGCGACGCCTCGAGCAGAGTTGGTACAAGCCGACCCTGTTCAACCGCGGCCACCACTGGATCTTCTTCGACCGGCTGCTGTCCGGATGGGTCCAGAAGCAGCTCAAGCATTGGGTCCCGACTCCATCGACGAATAAGTTTGGCGTTGCCGTCTCCTCGATCCGTGCCAATGTGGTGCGGAACGATCCCACCTTGCTCTTCCTGCCTTCCACGAACGACCCCGACGATGTGGCGGCCGCCAGCGTGGCCAAACCGATTGCGGAAGTCTGCTGGCAGGAATCCGGCATGGCTCGAGAGATGCACCGTATCGGCTATTGGCTGGCGGTCACCGGCAACGCCTTCGCGTGGACACAGTATGACCGGGATCAAAGGTACGGGACGGTGGAGATCGCCTACTGGCAGTGCGAAGACTGCCGGGCGAGCGCGCTGCCGGCGGCCATTGAGTCCGCAGGCATGAAGTGCCCGGGATGCGGCTCCGAAGCGCTGTCCAAGACGCAAGAGACCGAGCGCTTTCCACGAGGGCGCCTGGTGACCCAGTGTCTCAGTCCGTTCGAGGTATTCCCATACGAGCCAGACGTCGTGTGGATGGAGGATCAACCTGGTCTCCTCATCCGCCGGCGAATCTCGCTTCGGGCAGCCAAGGAACGGTATCCGGAGAAGGCGCACCTGATCGTGCCAGACCAGTTGACGGACCAGGGCCTCTCGTACCAAGAGTCCTTGGTCTACATCAGCGCCAACCTGGATCGGGATCTTGGCCGGACAGGATATTCGATGTCCAGGACTGGGCCAAGCGCAGAACGGGTGACGGAGTACATCCTCCTCGAGCTGCCGACGTTCGCCGGGGAGACCCACTACGAGGAGGGCCTCCATGCCGTCATGTTCGGGCATCAGATCATGGAATCCGGGCCGCTCGAGTCGCGCCATGACGACGGGACTTACTTCCTCCCGGTGTCGCAGTACGTGTACGACCCTCAAGGTTTTGGCTTCTTCGGCAAGAGCCCGACGGAGGACCTCCTGAAGAAGCAGGAAGATCGGAACATCACGGAAAGTCACTTTCAGCTCTGCTTGCGGCGCACGGCGAACGCGATTCTTTTGAAGCCGAGCGGTTTGGGCATCAAGCGGTTCACTGGCATGCCTGGCGAAGTCGTCGAATACAGCGGGAACTCGCCGACCAGGGCCAGACCCGACAGGCTCCCAGGACAGAACCCTCCCGTCTCGCTCCTGGGATACATCCAGCACACCGACCAGGTCTTCGAGGACCTGTCGGGGCAGTACGATGTGCTTCGGGGCAAGAATCCTCCTGGGATCTCGGCGGGGTACGCCCTCCAGATTCTCTTGGATCGCGCGCAGTCGAGACATTCGCCGGCATTTGCCCACATCGAGCGTGGGCATGAAACGGTCGTCAGGCATCACTTGGCGTACTTCAAGCGTTTCGCCGGCGCCGCGAGAATCCACCGGGCGGTGGGGCGGAACAGCCAGTGGGAGATCCGGCAGTTCTCCAACGCGGACCTCAAGGGATCGGTGGATATCCGCGTGGAGGCGGGCTCGAGCGTTCCCCGATCGGTAGCCGCTGAGCAAATCCGCACGGAGATGATCGCCGAGAACGGCTGGGTCAACATGGGCAATAGCTCCATCCGGAGGAAGGTGCTCGAGATCTTCGGCAGATCCGACCTCGACGATCCGCTTTCGAGAGCGTATGTGGCGGTCCAGCGAGAGCACGACCGATTTCTCCGAGCGGACTACTCGGATGAACGGTTGGCGGAGCTGACTCGGATGCTGGAGTTAGCGCAGCAGGCGAACGAGGAAGCCGCGAAGGATGTCGAGGTGGCGGCCATGGCACAGCAGGCTGGAGAGATGGCTCCGCCGGACTTTCTCGGGAAGGCCAGGAAGCTCAGGGAGGCTGCCCAGGCCAACCTGCTGCTCGCCATGGAGGCCTGCGGGCTGGTCTTTCGGGAGACGGATGACCATCCCCTGTCGAGGGACGAGCACCGGGATATGGCCAGGGGGGAGGAGTACGAGAGGCTCCCGAAGATCGCACAGAAGCTCTTTGAGATGCACATCAGGCTCCACCAAGAGGCGATCACCAGGGAAGCCGCCGAGGCTCAGGCGGCCCTTGCCCCGATCATGGCAGCCGGGAAGGCCGGCGTGCAGGTGGGTGGCCCGAAGCCTGGACTCCGCAAGCCGAACATGTATCGTCCGTCCGGGCCTGCCTCGGCAACGTTGTTCAGACAGCCGGCACGCGGCGGCGACGGGACGCGAGCCGCGGTGCCAGGAGCGACTCCATGAACGAGCAGCAGAGCGAGATCTGCTGGGCCGTTGTTCGAGAAATGGCCGGTAGGACGCAAGATGTCAATCTCTCGGTGAAGGCACTCGTTGACGGGGCCCGCGAAATCTTGGACTGCGATCTGGCCCTGGGCGATGCCTGGGCCTGGATCCAGATCGTGGCCGATGAGCCGCCGATGAGGTGGCACTGACGCTGAGCGACTCGCGAAGGAAGGGGAGACCGAATGGCAGGATCGAACGTCGAGGTGTTCGGGCCAGCGTTGAAGCCCGTAGCACTTGGAGCGCCTGGTGGGGTCAGTATGCGTCGAAGGAGGCCGAGGATGCCAGCGTCCAGCAAGAAGATGCGCCGTGCCTCCGCTATCGCCGAGCATCACCCCGAAATGCTCTACAAGCGGAATAGAGGCATGAAGAAAATGAGCAAGGGCGAGCTTCACGAGTACGCCTCTACGCCGGAAGCCGGTCTGCCGGAAAAGGCTCCACCGGAAAGCGCCCTGAAGCGCTTGGCCGGTCGGGTGGACCGGCAGCTTCGTAAGCGCTCTTGACATTTCTCTGGAAATGCCCTATGGATAGTCTCGGCAGGACGGTAGCGAGGCCCGTCATGAGCCAGGGAAGGATTTACGAGGCTCGTTGCCGTATCTGTCCGGAGACCGGGGCGCACGTCAGGCCGAGGCTCTTGGCCCGCCTGACCGCGATCGGTATCGAGATCTGGTGTCGAGGATGCAAGACGGCTCAGGTGATCCCAGTCGCCACCGTCTTGGCGTTTTATCGACACCGCCAACGGGAGGGCCCGGAGCCCCAAAAGCTGCAAGCGCGCCACGGAGCGCCGAAGGCAGCCGGGGTTCTCGGTGCAGACAGACGGTCTTGAAGTTGAAGGCCTCCAGCCTGAGCCTGAAGCCTCCACGGAAGCCATAACTCCTCCGGAGGCCGCAGAAGCCAAGCCGGAAGAGAAAGCGGCAGCGGCGCGGACCTACACCGAGCAAGAAATCCTGCCCCTCTTCCAAGAACTCCAGAACTACCGGAAGTTCGGTTCCCACGACAGCATCGCCCAGCGCCTGGCGAAGATCGACCGCCTCGTTGAGGCAGTCGCTCCGCAGACCCCCGGCCCGAAGCTCTCGGAAGACGACCTGGCCGCCCAGCGAGAGCTCTATCGCCTCGGTCCTGGCCTGGAGCATGCCAGCCAACTCACGGCCGACGATGTGAAGGCGATAGCCATCCTTCGCAAGCTCGGACCGCACATCGAACGCCTGCCGGAAGTCTTGGACTTCATCCGCATGATGCGGGAGGAAACGGCCATTCCGGCGGCCGAGGGCCTCCGGAAGCTCGCCTTGGAGCACGGGGCCCCGGACACGGCCATTCCCCACTTGGACAAGTACATCGCCCGAGAGATCGAGGGAAATCCGGAATACTACCGGCGTTACTACGCTGGCGGCCCGAAGGAAAAGGAAGCGCTCGTGGCCGAACTGTCCACTGGCATACTGAAGGCACTCTACCAAAAGCGAGAGATCGCGCGGGAAGCCGCCCTCCAGGCAACCGGGCAAGCCGTCAGGGCGCTTCCGGCGGCAAGCCAGAGAACCTCCGCACCGGCCGGGGCGCCTGAGACGCGGCGAAAGGGGCCGGTTTCCGTCTCGAAGGCCGCGGAGTCGGCCTGGGAGTTCATGCAGGCGGCTCGGCGATAGCCAGCCGCGTCCGAGGAGGGGGTCATGACGGATACCGAAGTCTTCGGGGCGGCGCTGAAGGAGTTCTTCGACGACAGCGTAGTGGAGGACCAGATCAAGGCGACCAACGCTCTCGCCGCCAAGGTCAAGGAGCGGCCGGCAAAGGACTTCGGAGGCCTACACGTCACGCAGTTGATTCGACTCGGCCGGAACGCTGGCCATGTGGCTTCTGGTGAGGGGGGGCCATACCCGACAGCCGGGGCACAGCGGTACCAGCGATACACGATCCCGATGCGGACGCACATCGGCAGCGTGCAGTTCACGACCGATGTGATCCAGCGGTCGGCAGGAGGAGACAAAGTCGCGTTCATCTCCGTGATGGAGGCCGAGAACGAGGGCCTCATCGAGGACATGGGCAACGACCAGAACCGGATGGCCTGGGGCGCGGGACGGGGGACGCTGGCCGTCATCTCCGCGAGCGCGAACAGCGCGACGCAGACCCTCAAGGACCCGCTCGGGGTCGTCGGCACGGTCAATCCGAACCGGTACATCAACGACGGGGATATCCTCGCCGTGGTGAATCCCGGCCCACCGGTGACCACGGTGAGGGGATCCGGGTCCGTCATCTCGGTCAGCACCGACGGGACCCAGGTTACCTTCGACCGCGCCATCAACACGACAACCGACGACCTCATCGTGCGAGCGGGAGCGACGGGCCTCGGAGCGACCGCCGTGGGATCGACCGCTGCGGACCGGGAGCCAATGGGCCTGCTCGGCATGGTGGATGACGCGACGTACATGGCCACGAACGCCGGCCTCAGCCGCATCACGTATCCTCAGCTTCGCTCCCAGGTATTCTCGCAAGTCAATACCTTGAGCGCAGACATCATCCAGCGGATGCTGGATGCGGCCGAGCAACTCGGCGGGGGGACGATCAAGGAGCTCTGGGGCCATCACTCGGCTCGCCGAGCGTACCTGGTGATGACCGAGCACCAGCGACGGTACATCGGCGGAGACCTGATGACCCAGGATGCCGGCACGAAGGCGGCAAAGGGCGGGACGGTCGCCTACGGAGATATCCCCTGGCACGTGGATCGGCACGCGCCCTACGGGATCATCTTCGGGCTCGACTTCGACACGATGGAGCGGTACGTCCTCAAGGCCGGCGGCTGGGAAGACCAGGGGAATGGCGGGGTCTTGAAACTGGCCATGAACACCTCGTCACAGTACATCCAGGCCTACGTGGCCTTCTGGGAGTCGAAGTACAACTTCCACATCAGGCGACCGAACAAGTGCGGTCGCTTGGATGGAGTGAGCGTGACGGCCGCTCTGGTCCATAACTACTAGGCCGAACGGATTACGCCACTAGCCGGAGGGGATATGGCACGACCGGAGGAAGGGCAGCCGTCCAGCCCGCGGGACGATCGGTTCGACAAGCTCGTAAGCACGGTGGCGCAGATCGCCCAACAGACCGCAAGCATCGCTG